TGCGTACCCTGAGCACCATTGGAACCTTGTGGTCCTTGTGCTCCTGTAGCTCCGGTACTTCCCTGAGCACCAGTCGATCCTTGGGCACCGGTAGAACCTTGTGCACCAGTTACACCCTGGAAACCTTGAGTACCCTGTGCTCCTGTTGAACCTTGGCTACCTGTCGCTCCTTGGGCACCAGTGGCTCCTTGTGAGCCTGTAGCACCTTGAGGTCCAGTAGCACCAGTGTTACCCTGGGCACCAGTAGAACCAGTCGTTCCTTGGGCTCCAGTAGATCCTTGGTTGCCTTGAAAGCCTTGTGCTCCTGTAGTTCCCTGAGCACCGGTAGAACCCTGGAAACCCTGTGTGCCTTGAGCACCCTGTAAGCCAGTTGAACCCTGTGCTCCGGTGGAGCCTTGTGAACCAGTTGCACCTTGTGAACCAGTTGCACCTTGCGCTCCGGTTGAACCCTGTGCTCCGTTAGTACCGTTAGTTCCAGCAGAACCTTGAAAGCCCTGGTTGCCCTGTGTACCCTGCACACCTTGGTTACCCTGCGGTCCAACCTGAGTGTAAAGAACTTGGCTAAATGCTACGTTAAACGAAGCAGAGATAGGACGTGTTGGGCTGGTAGCAGCAGCAGTAGAAAGCAACTGTACACCAGCGTCAGATGACCACCAGTAAAATTGCAGTTGGTCATTAGCAGAAATGTTTGTGGTATCCATGATGGTACCAATAACTTGTGACGATTTAGGAATTGTTATGGTAAAACCAGAAGCAGTTTGAATGACACCGTTCTTGGCGTACCACATTGTTACGTCAGCAGTTGCACCGTTACCTGGGTGATAGAATTGGTACTCAGCACTAAATGAATACGTACCGGCGTATGAAAACTGAATAGTGTTTGTGTTAGGGCGTGTGATACCACTGGCTACGTCTGTAGTGTTAATAGTAACAACGTTGGCTGTAGTTGTTCCACCACTGCTTTGAGTTGTTGTATCGTAGAAGTTACCGTAGTAACCGAGTGCTCCACCAGCTCCGGTGATGCCCTGGTAACCTTGGTAGCCTTGGTTACCTTGGACACCTTGCGTTCCTTGAAAACCTTGATTACCTTGATAGCCTTGGTTTCCTTGTGCACCAGTATTACCTACAGTGCCTTGGAAACCTTGGTTACCCTGGGTGCCTTGATAACCTTGGTTACCCTGTGCGCCAGTTACACCAGTATTGCCTTGAAACCCTTGGTTGCCCTGAGTTCCCTGAAAGCCCTGTGTGCCTTGTGCACCAGTGTTACCAGTAAAGCCTTGGTTACCTTGGTAGCCTTGGTATCCCTGTGATCCTGTTGCTCCCTGTACACCCTGCGTTCCAGTGTTGCCTGTAAGTCCTTGAAAGCCCTGAGTACCCTGTGTGCCCTGCGGACCTTGGTATCCCTGCGTGCCTTGGTTGCCCTGTGTACCTTGGTATCCCTGATTACCCTGGAAACCTTGGTTGCCCTGGTATCCTTGGTTGCCTTGTGCGCCAGTTGAACCTTGTGCACCGGTTGCTCCAGTTGCACCAGTAGAACCCTGGTACCCTTGGTTTCCTTGTGAACCTTGCGCACCAGCAGCAGAAATCTGTAGCCAGTACGTTGTGTTGGTAGGTAGTGTGCCTACGGGCGTAGAAGCGCTAATGCAGACGTACGTACTGCCCTGGTAGGTAACAATGTCACGCTGGTTGTATGTAGCGGTATTGCTCCATGCACCCTTTAGAACTGGTGCTGCGGCCTGGGGACCTTGAGGACCAGTAGAGCCTTGGGAGCCTTGCGCTCCAGTTACACCTTGTGGTCCTTGTGTACCAGTGTCACCTTTAATTTGTGTGAGAGATTCGTCAAGGGTCCAGTACCATTGAGCGTTAGTAGAGTTAGGCGGGTAAGCAACACCAATGAAGTAGTTGACGGCGTTTGCTACGTTTAGTTCCCATTGTCCTGGGCCGCCAAAGATAGTTCCAGTTGTTACCGGACCAAAGACGTTCTGTCCTGGGCCGCTAGTAATGACACCTGTAGTAGGTGGTGCTTGACCAGCAACAGGGGCGTGTACAACCCCACCAGTAGTGAACAGGGCGATGTCATAGGCGTAGACAGCAGCGCCATTAAGAAATCCAGAAGGTCCTGCAACTGTACCGGAAAGGGTATAACTCATTAGATTACGGATTCTCCTCGGTTAATTGCACCCTGTGTTTCGTCAAGTCTCTTGCCCAATTTGCTGTCACCCTTGAGCGTGGTGCCTGTTTCAATTTCCCATTTCGATACTGCACGGGATTCAAGTGCCGCAGCACCCTTGACTGATTTAGGTTGTGTTCCGTCTTTGCGTAGTCGCTTGTAAGCAGCAACGTCTGCGTGCATCGCCTTGGTGTCCATGTTGATTACCCCAGCGTTAGAACGTGTAGGCATCGCAGATGGCGACATGCTAATTGAAGCAGCCTTGCACCCGAAGCAATCCTCTGGGTGTAGGCCAACGTTGTGTGGTGTTGCGGTCATGATATAAGTGCTCCGTATCCTGCGGCGGTTAATGCAGCAACCTCAGCGGCTGTTACATTCATTTTCTCTTGGTACACTTTAACGATATATGGGTTCTGTGAAACCTTAGATACAGTTGGTACCGGTGGTACTACTTCGTAGTTGATGTAGTATGACGTGGAGAATGGAGCCGATGGTTCCCATGGGTTGTACGGGTACGGAATGTTTGTGTTGGAGTTCTCAGCCGTGGCCGTGTCCTGAACAAACGTCCCGTCCGATAGCGCAAAGACAGTGACGTACCTTGCCCTGTTAGGGAAGTAACGAAATAGTCTGTTTGCTAATCCCCGTGCATCCGGAAGAATCGGCGGATTGTCATAGACCTTGGGTGGCGTAAATGTAGCCACTCAGGACCTACTTCTTGCGTCCGTTAGCCCCGATGCGGATTGCGTCAATAGCGTCACCCATACGAGCGCCACCAGTTGTCTGGTACTCAGCACCTTCGGTAACTGCTTCTCCTACAGGCATGTTCACACGGTCATTGCCCATAAGGCTCTGCTCAAGAAGTGTTGTAGGGCGAACGTCAACAACGAATCCGTCCTTGCGGGCATCTACGCCGTAGGCGCTGTCATCTAAACGACTTGGCATTAGTAGTCTCCGTGTACTTTGAAGTTGTCAACGTGTGGGGCGTCAGTAGCAGGTGCGTATTCAACTGGTGTAATTCCAGTGATTACTGGTGCTTCTTTAACGCCACGAGCAGTGTTGTGCTCTACGCCACGGAGTGTTGGTCCGTGTGATTCTCCACCACTTGTGTGGGTGTTGTCCATAGTTCCACGGAACAAGTCTGTGGCTACGGTTGGGAATGATGCACGTGATTCCATTATGTCCACCTTGGGTCTGTCATGTCACAGCAACCGCAGTAACATGGGTCTGATGTTTCGCCTTTAATGGCTTTAGCATCGTTCATTTTTGCACGGGTGACTCGGTTAGGAAGTGGTGTACCTGCTGGGTTAGCAGATTCAACACCCATGCGGAGTCCTAGCCCTGTTGGGATAGTCATTAGAGTTTCTCCTCGGAAGTGAATTGGTCCAGGCGTGAGACAGGCATGCTGTTCCTATCGGTCAACCTCCCGCAGACGAGACATTGAATCTCGTCCACGAGGGGCTGAACATCACGGCTACCACAATGGGCGCACGCAAAAGGCCACGGCATACCTGTCTCCTACCCGGTACTACTACGCTGTTGGGATTGTTACGATAGCGCTTGCGCCAACAGTTCCCGATGACAATGTGTTTGCCACTGTGAATGTGTTGGTTACTGGGTTCACAGCAGTAACAACGAATGTTCCGTTGATTCCGGCTGTTGTAGCGCCCGATACAACTACAGTTTCGTCTGTTGAGATTCCAGCAACTGATGCTACAGAGTATGTAGCGAATCCAGTAGCAGGGTTGTTAAACGCAACAGCGCTAATAGCAGAAGTACCACCTGTAATTTCGCCCATGTCAATTGCTGGGTCGTAGTTTGTTCCGATGTCAGAACCAAGCAATGATGATGACTCAAGTCGGATGATTGAAGCCTGACGGAAGATTCCGTAAGCACCAAGCCAGTACCAACCAAGTGGTACAAAACGACGGAGGCGGTCAGTGATTGGACCTGGAACAACGTGTGGGTACGCTCCGTTACCATCGATTGTTGAGAACGTCTTAGCAAGAGCCTGACGACCAAGAATCATAGTTCCGTAAACGTTTGTGCCTGAAGCACCTGCACCTGCGAACACTGGAGCACGTGGTGTTTCAATCCAACGAACACCTTCGTAAGCACCGAGTTCACCTGTCCAGATTTCACCTGGCTGTGCGTATACGTGTGGTGCACGCCATCCCTGTACGTTTGAACCTGAGATAGTTTCTCCCTGAAGGTCAGCAACGAGGTCTGGGTGGATGTAACCAACGTACATTCCGCCAAATGTAGGAACGTTCTGTGAACGGAGACGAGCACGAGCAACACGAATGTCAAGTGATGAAATTGTGTTTG